CGGCATGCAGATCACGATGAAGACCGGGAAGATCGTCAATAAGTTTCAGTCGTTGGATCCGGAAGTGTATCCGGCATCAAAGACCATGAGCGGAGAAGTGAAGTCCGTCGAGATTGATGCAGAAGATCTGACACAGGGCATAACACATGTGCTCTTCGCAGTAGGAACAGATGAAGCGTCAAGGATGATGCAGGCGCTCTCCATGAGCTGTGCGGACGGATATCTCAATTTCCGTGGCTTGGATGGACACATGTGTGCATGGGATTCGGTACCGATGGAAGGAACGTTCAACCTCCTGGTTCCGAGAAGGTCCGCTCAACAGATCCTCAACATGGATATGCAGGGGACGGTAGTCCTGGAGACGGACGGATCCACGGCAAGATTTGTCACGGAATATGTAACCGTCGAGACAAGGCTGATTGCCGGAGAATATATCAAAACAGACAAACTGTATGCCGAAATGCCACAGACAGCGCAGATCAACCGGAAAGAGTTCATCGAGGCCATATCGAGAGCCAGCAGTATCAAGCAGGACACCAATGTTATCAAGCTAACGTTTGGCATCGAGGCCGTGAAGATCGAGATGGAGAACAACAGAAACATATATGCGGAGGAGGTCAACCTGAAGGTTGGTGTTAATAACTCCGTCCGGATCGGATTCGATCCTCGCCTCCTCTTGGCAGCACTGAAGTCGTTTGAGTCGGATTATATCTTCCTCAACATTGATGATGCAGCACATCCGATCAAGCTTCAGTCAGACGAAAGCGCATTGAAAGCCGTGGTGCTTCCAATCGCTATCAAACAGTGATCCTTTTGGTCGAGGATATATACATCACAGAGCAGCTTATTGTAAGGCATGACAATCGGGGCAGGCCATCTGCCTTATCAGAGACCTGCTCCGGGAAAGGAGAAACATGAACGGAGAGAAGTGTCCTATATGTGGGACAGTAGTTGCTCGGCTTCTGGCATTGTCACGGATTGATAACAAGACAATGATCTGCGACAGTTGCGGGACCCGTCAGGCTTTGGAGGATTTTGCAAAACACTATCAGAAGAAGTTAAGCCCTTTCGAGAGGACAAGGGCTCAGGTATATGCGACAGGAAACAAATATGCGATTGAGAATTTCGAGGCAACGCACAGTTAGGAGGTGACTATGGATAATCTCTACAAACGGATCCGGCTTCAGGACGGTGTCTATACGATCATCCAGGAAAGGAAACTGACGATAACGTGCATCTTCAATCAGAACATGCAGGTTATATCATTCAAATCGAGTTACGACCTTGAACGGTTTGTGAGGAAGAGAGCGGCATGAGGTGCAGGATATGCGGTAGAAAGATCACCGATCCGGATAGCACAAGGAACGGAATCGGCCCGGTGTGCTACCAGCTGATCTACGGAAAGAAAGAGGACGCTCCGGAAGTGGAGGAACACTTCGTGCCACTTCCGGGGCAAATGACAATAGAGGATTTTCTGAAAGGAGGAAATGATGGAACGGCTGACATACTATGACGAGACTTGCAAGTGCTACAAGGTCAAGAAAGATGCAGCACAGAGAAATCTCGTGCAGGAGCTTGGAGTGTTTGAAGATATCCATGAGTCCGAAATCCATAAGGCTACGAACTACATGGAGATCCGGGACCAGTATATCAAGAAGGGCGTCAAGCTGAATCCGTGGTGGAATCAGTTTGGAAGAAAGGAGGAGTGACATGGAGGAGGTTAAAACTAAGATCACGCAGAGGGATATGGTACTGAAGTACATTCAGGACTTCGGAAGTATCAGCTCATGGGAAGCATATCAGGAACTTGGCATCACGCAGCTTGGTACACGGATATTTGAGCTGAAAGCCAGAGGTTATGTGTTCGAGAAGGAGAGAGTGAACACGAAGAACCGGTATGGCAAGGCCACTCACTTTGATAGGTATCGGTTGGCGAGTTAGGAGGGACGGAACTGTATGAAGAACGGGGAGGCGCTAACACAATGTGGATGACGGATGCTAAGTTTAAGGAATTTGCCGAGGAATGGGACAAGCTCCGGACGGATATCAAGAGAAGATTAGATAAACTCGGAAAGGATGTCAGATTCACATGCGACGCAGTGAGCTTGTATGTGGCACAGCAAGAGGAGGAAAAGCGGAGGAAAAAATGATGTTTGGATTGGGGTTAGCGATCGGCATTGTCATAGGTCTTGCAGGAGCGATCTTTGGAATGTCACTCGGAGAAGCGTCAAAGCGTGCAGATAAATGGAGTGAAATATATGAAGTCTTACGAAGAAATAATGAGCTCAAGGAGAGTGAGCGTGATCGAACGGAAGGATGACGGGTTCTCCGGCATCATCAGCATGGGAAACTGGATCGGAAGCGTGGTCTGCTCCTGGGGAGGAGGATGGGATCATGTTTCGGTTTCTCCGCAGAAGAGGAGCGTGGTTCCTTCTTGGGGTGATATGTGCCGAGTTAAGGATATATTCTTCAACGATAATGAGGCCGTGATCCAGATCCACCCGCCGAAGGATGAGTACGTCAATCAGATGCCGAACTGTCTGCACCTTTGGAGATCAAACGACAAGGAAATGGTGCTGCCGCCTTCATTCATGGTCGGATTGAGGAAGGGGCAGACATATTCTCAACTTGAGGCAGAAGCAAAGGCATACTACAAAGAACACGGATACAAATTGTAGGAGGATACGGAGATGAAGGCAAAGGAAATCAAAGAAATCACGAATCAGCTGAAGAGCAAGATTGAAGAGTTCTCACATCCGGATAAGAAGTTTGAAGAAGGAGTGATCAAGGGTATGTTCTACTCGGTGACGCTCATGGAGCAAGGCCGTGATTACGCTGATAAGAAGGTGGTTTTGAGTCCCGGGAAGGAGATCTGATGAAAAAACTATTGATCGTTGCATTGCTGCTTCTGACCGGATGCGGATATGCGCCTGCATCCGAAGCAGTAAAAACCACTCTTGAATCTAAGAAACAGGAATCCACAGAGGCAGAAAGTTGTCGGCAAGTTACGGAGGCCACAGAAACAAAGGCTTCTACGGAAAATGCCACAGAGGAAACGACAACTGAAGCAAGTTACATAGAACCAAAAACGACGGAATCTGGTTGTTATGAAGAGTCAACAAAGATGGTGTTCGTTTCAGAGAGGAAGACAGCTGAACGAACAGCCGTGACCACAGAGGAAATATACGGAGAGATTGACGAGGATGGTTACGGCTGGGTGCAGCTTCAGTATTCGGCACCGTACAACATTCGGGAGAACCGTTTGACTCGGAGTAACGGAGTGGTCTACTTTGCCGGACACAAGGAAACCTGGTACTCGACGAACGAGGCCAGCGGTCAGGCTACGGCAAAAGAGATCCCGGGAAAACATGTGGCTGACGATGGAACCATAAGGGATGAAGACGGATATATCTGCGTCGCATCCTCGGACCTCGCATTCTATTCCATCGTGATGACTACACTCGGTCCGGGGAAAGTGTACGACTGCGGATGCAGCAGTGGAACGATTGATGTTTATACCAACTGGTAAAAAGGAAACGAACAAACGAAAGGAGATTACATGAAAAGAGAATTTAGGCCGTTGAATATGTTTGCTGAACAGACGGATGAACTGAAGAGATTGATTGAGGAACATCCGGATTACAAGATCATTGTATGCGTAGCGTCCGAGGTCGTTTCAGAGGAGGAAGGATCCTGGTATGCACCGAGTCTTAGTTTTAGACTGGGTGAAATATTGGACATTGAACAGGACATTAACGACGAGAAGATTTATACGGATCGTGATGACTTTGAGGAGGATGTTAGATATTGCTTCGAGTGCGATGATAGCATTCCGGAAGACATTTCTGAAGAGGAGTTTGATAAGCTGGTTGAAAAGGAAATGCAGAAGTATGAGCCGTATTGGAAGGATGTGATTGTTATATATGCAGACATCTAAGAAACAGACAAGCGGAAACGGGATGCGCACCCTTCAATGTCTTACCTGTAAGAGAGATGCAAACACCTGCGGCGGATCCGGAGAGGCGGACGAGAAGGGCAAGTGCAAACTCTATCTGAATATATGGGAGGAGGGAGATCGTGCCGAAAAGTCTAAAATGTAAACTGTCAGTCCTGCGGCATCAGGGAAGGATCACGGACGAAGAGTACAAAGATCTGCTCGAAAAACTGAAAGGGCACGACATGGAACTGCTGAAGAATTGCAATGTTCCCGACAAAAATGTCGGAAAGTGGATTCCTGTCAGTGAGAGGTTGCCGAAATTATATACCTTTGTATATGCAACCTGCCATTCGCTTGTTGATGATAGAGAGGATTGGGTTATTGAGACTTGCTATGTGCCGATTCCAAAAGAGTATAACCCAAGAAGATTTTCTGACTGGGGAAACATACCGATGCTAAACTATGGAGAAGCTGAGGTGATAGCGTGGATGAAACGGGACATTCCGGAGCCGTATAAGGAGGTGGAAGAGTGACGATGGATAATTGCACTGGTGCATTTATGAGACTCACAAAAGAAGTTGAAACTACGGTTCAGGATTTTAGGATTTTCGGAAAAGTAATGCGTCTTGTGGAATCAAACAACTCGAGAAAAAGACACCATAAACCAATGAGACGGAGGTGGATGCGTGGATATACTGGATGAAATTTGTGGAAGTATTGAGCCGTATGTTACAGACATGCAGGCAGTGAGCAATGTTCTGTATGTTATCTTCGATCACTACTCTATCGAAAAGAAGAGTACGGAGATTACGGAATACAGAGGGGAAGACAACACCTTGTTGCTGAAGAAGTTTCTGGTCGCTAAGAAAATCAAAGGCTGCACAGACAGGACGTTACACTATTACGGGCGTGAGATCCCGAAGATCCTGGATGCCATCAATAAGTCAATTATGAATATCCAAGCAGATGATGTGAGGATATATCTTGCATACAGGATGAAAAAGGTATCTATGACTACCTGCAATAACGAGCTGCGCTGCATCCGGACCTTTTGTTCCTGGCTAAACTCCGAGGGATATCTTCCAAGGAATCCGACGGTGAATATCAATACAATCAAAACTCACAAGAAGCAGAAAGAAGCTTTCACGGATTCTGAAGTTGTGAGGTTGAGAGATCATTTGGCGACAAATAGAGATCGGGCGATGTTCGAAATTCTTATGAGCACAGGTTGCAGAGTGACTGAACTTTGCCAGATCAAGAATGAGGACATTGAAGGAGATACAGTCCTGGTACACGGAAAGGGCAACAAGGACAGGAACGTTTATCTTAATGCTGCCGCACAGTATGCTCTCCACAACTATCAGAATGACAGATCTGATGTTAGTGAATGGTTGTTTCCAAGGAAAAAAGACGGATTGAAATTCGGCGGATATGCAGAATGCAGGTTGCCTGATTGGTGGAAAAATCCCGAACATCTGGATATCGAAAATCACATAGACAAAGGGACCGTCGAACATAGGCTCCGGGAACTGGGAAGGAAGCTTGGTATCAAATCATATCCTCATAAGTTTCGAAGAACTTGTGCAACAAATGCACTACGGGCCGGGATGCCGATTGAGATGGTTTCAAAAATGCTTGGACATGAGCAGATCAGTACAACTCAGATTTACCTAGACATGAAGGAAGAAGATCTGAAAGCAATGCATCAGAAATATGTAAGATAGGAGGATGAACCAGATGGTAAGCACTGAGAGAGAAGAAATCCATGTCAAAGGAAAGTGTACTATGACGATATCATGGATTGACGAGAATAAGCATGATGAGGATCTGATTTCAAAAATCCGTGATTTAATCTATATGGAGCAGGATTTGTGCAGCAACTGTGTTAATGTTAGGACCGGTGGGACGTTTTGCGGATATGCAGAAACTTACTGCGATATTCACGGGAGTATCGAGTATCCGGATCATCCACATCATGACGGAGATGGTACAAAATGTGAAGATTATAGGCGAAAAGAAAGGAAGTGGCCTGATTGAAAGATCCCAAAAAACCAGCGGTGTCGAGCAGGGTAATGGCAATACTTGCTGCATTGATACTTCCGACTCTGATTGCATTGCTGATTATCGGAGTGGTTACGGATAATGAAGTCCTCGGGATTGCGGCGCTACTTGTGATTGCTCTTCCTGTCTGCATAGGAATGCTGATAGCGGTCTGCATGATAGTGTATCATTCATCGGTTGAGAGTATGGAACGGAGGAGAGAAGAACGTGAGAAAAGAAGAAGCAGATCAAATAAAGAAGGAGATAAAACAGCGCCGTTTGGCAAAGTGCGACAAGACCGGACTGATTGTGGCCCAGGCGCTGGAAGCTGTGATGGAGATCATCGATAACCATACTGAACCAGATGAAGCAAAGGAGGCGGTATGAAGGCAAAAGATATCCAGTGTTGTTTCATGACTGACGATGGCAAGACTCATCAATTTGCAGTGAAGGCAGTTTCCTGGGCTAATCCTCCGAAGGCTGTTGATGAAAATGTTGAGGAAATCGTGAAGAAGCTCAACAACAGTCTAAGTAGGATACGAGGATCGTTTGAATGCGAAATAACGCTGACGAGGGAGAGCAGCATAAACTTCCGTTGTTCTCTGCTGAAATGGGTGAGGAGACCAAATGGAAAATATGCAGTGGCGAATAATTACTTGAGAAGACATAAGAAGCCGATGAGGAGGAGAGCATATGAGCAAATGCAAAAGCTGCGGAGCAGAGATCATCTGGATCAAGATGAAAGGTACCGGAAAAGCAATGCCGTGTGATGCACAGAAGGTAAGCTATTCCGAGAATCTGCATCCAGGAGCTGAGGGTGTGCAGGTTCAGACTCTGGTAACGGAACATGGTACCGTTGTCCGGACATACTTTGATCCGGATGGAGATAAGGTCGGATATGTGTCACATTTCGCAACGTGTCCGGCAGCATCAGAACACAGAAAGAGGTGATGGAGTGAAGCTTACGGAAGAAAATGGGGAGGAAAGGAAGGCTCCGCCTATTGGAGTACCTCCACTATTCATCCTCATAGAACATCGGATCAATGATCTTACAGAGACGATCCAGAGATATAACAACGATACGAGCAATTACAAGATCATCGGAGACATGGCCTTCGAGATTATGGTGCTCGCAGATGCAGGAAGGAAGGTAACAGAAAGGAGGAGAGAGAAGTGATAGAGTTGTATCCGCCGGTTGACGAGGATGTTCCGGTTGAAGTGCTGGCAAAAAGAGAGTTGGTTGAGCGTATCGAAACGCTGATCGAGACTTACAACGGAGAAATTGCAGAGTTGAGGGAGGATATGCCTCGGCATGAACGCATGGGAAGTGGAAGGCGATATAGGCTTGAACTTGGCCTGAAGGTCGATTTTGTGAGAAAGCTGAAAAGGGTGCTGGATCCGGACGGTGATAGCGTATGACGAGAGCGGAGCTTCATGTGACAGGAGTTAACATGGGAAGGGCTGTCGAGACCGGGAAGTACAAGAACCCGAACGGTACCTGGAGTAGGATCACAAAGTATGTAAATTACAAAACAACTGCTTCCGGCTTGATCGAGGAAGGCGAGTGGCTCCGGATGTATAAGGAGTGCCTGATCAAAGAAGGGTACATGCTCTTCATTGGCATAATGGGGATATATGTCAGAGAAAATTGTGTATGGCTGAAGACGGATGCGGATATTGAGAAATACTGTATCGAAGCGTTCGATTATGGATCGTTCCGGTACTGGTTTGAAAGAGCACTGAAGGAATCTGAGGTGGTTGCAGCCGCCGACGAAGAGGAGATTGGATTGACGAAGGAGGAGACAAGTGGAAACGACAGAAACAGGAGCAAAGTTGGTGGTCATGACGGTCGATGACCTGGACGAAACGATCAAGAAAGCTGCTGATGTTGGCGCTAAGGCGGCGCTGAAGAAGTTTGAAACACTGGTAAGGCAGGAAAAGGAGAAATCCAAGGACAAGAGGCTCTACAACACGGAGAAGCTTCTCCAGAACTACCATGTGTTCAAGCTGGCGGCGGAGAATGCCGTGTATGAGATTGAGGATATTGAGCAGGAAGAATCGGCAAATGAGATCCTGTGTGCGATGCTTAACAAGGACGGGCCGAGTATCACGGTTGAAAGTATCAAGAGGTCGGCCTTGAAGACCGTGATTATCCTGGAGCATATCGACACCATGTTGCAGATGTATCAGATCTACGCAGAGCGGACCAACGATCCGGTACAAATGCGGAGGTATGAAGTGATCTATGACCGGTTCATCGCCGATCCGGTCCTCTCCGTGAAGGAGATAGCGGAGAAGCAGAACACTACCAAGAGGCAGACATACTCGGATATTCAGGCCGGAAAGGAAAAAATAGCGGCGCTGATCTTCGGAATCGACAGCATCAGGTAGATATGTAAGTGGTTTGGCGCTGCGAAAACGCAGCGTCGAGGGGTTGCATCTGTCGGAAACCACGAAACGGTGAAAAAATAAACAAACGATTATGCGAAATTACGCATAAACCGCCTGCTTCAAAAAACTTTCATTTACACGTAAATTCAAAAATGCTAAAGTGTAGGCGTAAAATCCTTTCGTTTGGGGTTTTCCTTTTTAAGGCGGAGCATAGACCGAGTGCTCCGCCTTTTAGTATGCCCCAATGCTACGGCTCCTCGATATTAAAAATACGAGGAGGATACGAAATGAATGTAGCTATCGGAGTATTGATCGCCTATACGATCTTGATGATCGGTGCGACGGTCGTACTAACCAAAAAGGAAACAGACATAACGGCCTTCTGCGTGGGAAACCGTAAAACCGGCTGGTTTGTGTCGGCATTATCAATCGCTGCGACCTGGATATGGGCTCCGGCATTGTTTGTCTCGACAGAAAACGCCTACACGAAGGGCTTTGCAGGGCTCTTTTGGTTTCTCGTGCCGAATGTCTTATGTCTGATACTTTTCATCCCGTTCGCAAAGCGGATCCGGAAGGAGATGCCGAACGGAATTACCCTTTCCGGGTATATGACTGAAAAGTACAAGTCAAAGGGAGTGCGGAACGTATATCTGTTCCAGCTTGGAGCATTGTCAGCACTCTCCACCGGGGTTCAGTTACTCGCAGGAAGCAAGATACTTTCCATGCTGACCGGAATCCCATTCTTCTGGATGACCATTATCATGGCCGTCATAGCGTTCTCTTACTCACAGTTCTCTGGTATTAAGGCCTCGATTGTGACGGATAGCGCACAAATGATCTTTATGTTGATAGCAGCTGCCGGCTTCGCCATCTTTGGTGTCAAAAACGGCGGATGGGCCAACGTCGTTGAAGGGCTGAAAGGAATCAGCGGGGTCGGTGGCTCGCTCTTTGGAGAGCATGGCCTCGAGATATTCCTCGGATTTGGACTTCCGACAACCGTCGGACTTCTTTCCGGACCGTTTGGAGATCAGTGCTTCTGGCAGAGAGCATTTTGCTGTAATGAGAAGAAGATCGGAAGAGCATTCTTCGTCGGAGCTTTGCTCTTCGGTCTGGTACCGCTCTCCATGGGTATGCTCGGATTTATTGCCGCAGGACAGGGAATGAATATCCAGGACACCAGCGTGATCAACTTTGAGGTGATCTCGAATCTGTTCCCCGACTGGGTAGTGGCTCCGTTCATCTTCATGATCGTGTCAGGCCTGCTTTCGACGATCGACAGTAACCTTTGCGCATTCG